TCTAGCACTGTTCATAAAGCTAGTGGGGTGATTTTAGGTGGAGCGACACCAATAGGTGACATTAGGGGTGAAGGCACAGGTTTTGTAGGAATAGGGACAAGTAGCACACCGATATTAAAAGATACTAGCTACAATGGCGCTCTTTATGCTGTTTATTTTGGTGCTGGTTCCACACAATTAACTGGTAAAGTCGGCATAGGAACTACATCTACAAGTAATTTTTATGAGGGCACATTTAAAACAAAAGATATATATGAATTTCAACCTGTTTTTAATGTAGATACTGGAGATTTAACTAAAGTTACCACAGGCAGCGGTGTTTATGGTAACTCTAGTGTGACTTTAGTTAGTCAAATCACTAATAGAGAGGGTGTTCCTTTAACAACAGCTGCTGAAGTCGCGGCAGATCCTTTGATTAGTGGTCAAAGAATAAGTATAATAGACACAGGGGGCAGTGTTATTTTTAATGATTATAAAATCACAACATCCCCCTCATTTACTTTTACGAAACAAGATAATTTAGATGTATTTGGGACATACCAAAAGAATTTTGGAGTTAGGACTCAGATTGTTAACAGTGATGGTAACAGTCATACTACAGATTTTATCTTATATGGAAACTCGTTATCAATAGAGAAAGTTTTTGCAAGAGCATCTGGAGTTAGTCAATTAAATGAATCTACAGGCAATATATCTATTAATACTGGTAGTATAACTAATGCAGCAGACCGATCTTTAGCGCTACAAGGTTTTAGTAGACAAACTATAAATAATACTGGCGTATCAGGGTTTATAGATCTACAGCTATTTTTTGATCAAGACCCAAGTTATACTAATTACAGTAATATTCATGTTCATGCATCAAATACTGGGACTGGATTTAATTTTACAGATTCAAATTTAATTGGCAGTTTCCCTCTTAATCAGACTCAAGGTCAGCATATAAGATTATTCCCCAATGATTTTGGGGAATTTAATGAATCAGATATAAATTTAAGCGATGATTTATTCTTTAAGTTTAGGACTGAAAGCGATATATCTATAGATAATCAAAACTTTTTAGTAGGCCCATACAGATTAGAAGCTATACCTCAAGGTGATGAATTATTTTTAGGCAATGGTGGCGCACAAACTATATCAGGCCCTGATGCTTCACTCAGTGTCGATGACGGATCTAACGGAGGAACTATATTCGCTAACACTTATTCTGGATCTGGCATAAGCGGAAGAATAACAGACCCCTTTGGCCGACTTTATTTAGTATCTGGGGAAGGTGGTGGTGGAACTGAAGCTGATACATTACAAACCGTTACAAGCAGAGGAAATACGACATCAACTAAAGTTGGTATATGCACTACATCGACACCAACGCAATGTTTGGAGGTCGCACCAGATACTGATGAGAGCGCAATAATAGGTAAAGCGCATATCGGTAAGGCTGCCTCTAATGATTTTGCTTCATTTTGTCATGTAGATCACGCTAGTAATACTAACTATGCCTTAAATCAAAATCAGCATGGTAGCACAACATTAAACTATGCTAATGGCCGTGAGATTTCATTCAGACGTAACAATGTAGAAATTGGTGGCTTCAACGCTTCGGCAGACTTTTTTGTAGATACTGATACTTTATATGTTGATTCTTCGACTGATAGAGTCGGCATAGGAGTAACTACTCCACTTTACAACCTCGACATCGGTGGAGCTATAGCAAACATCGCCAACACTCTTAGACTGGCTCAGACGAACGGGGGGACTGCTGTAAGGGTTGGAGCTGGTGGTGGCAGTAATGACGTTACTCTTTTGAGAGTGGACACTTCAGCTGGCACGACAGACTCAGCGTCTCATGGCTTCTCGCTTAAATACATGGGGTCGAGATCTGCGAACGAAAATGGTCTTTCTATATTTTCAGATAATCAAGTAGGCACAGCTATTGAGGCTCTTACGGTCATTCAGGATGGTAAAGTCGGCATAGGAGTATCTGTCCCAACAAATAAGCTTGATGTAAATGGAGATGTCGGAGGGACTGGAGATGGTGATAGAATTACTTTAGGCGGCACACCCTACCTTCTTTCTGGTGATCCCTCGACAGATACACTTCAAGATGTTGTAGACAGAGGAAACGCTACAACAACAGATATTAATTTTAACGGATCGAAAATTATTTTTGATGGCGGTTCAAATAAATCAATAGGTGTCTCAGCTGTAGGTTCTTCTTCTGCGCTTACTTTTGGAAGTGACTTATCAGAAATAGCAAGTGAATCAACAGATCAAATAGTTTTATTTTCTACTCAGTCTGTAGCAATAGGTGCTTCTGCGACAATCGTTGGCGCATCTCCCGCAACTGGTTCTGCTGTTCTTGGCGGCACAGGGAATGTTATTAGCGGTCACTTTAACACTTTAGTCGGAGGTGCCCAAAACAAAATATCAGGCGACTTACTTGGTTTTAACTTTATCGGCGGTGGCTCTGGAGTAGATATAAATAGCTGTAAATTTAGTTCTAGTGTCGGTGGCAAAAATAATGATGTTGTAAGTAGCGATTTCTCTACAGTAGCTGGTGGAAGTAATAATTTAATTAGTGGTAATGAAGGAGGAGTTTTTATAGGAGGAGGTTTTAATAATAAAGTATTTGGACAAAGCTCTGTTATATGTGGAGGTCAATCTAATACAATTCAAGGTCCGACCTTATCACAGTTTAACTTTATAGGCGCTGGAGCTACTCATCTTATTAGTGGACAAAATAGCTCAATTTTAGGTGGTAGCAATCACACAATAATAGGAACTGATTCAGCAGTTCTGGGTGGCTTCTTCAATAATATAACTGGAGACAGGTCAATGGCCTTCGGTAGACAAATATTTGTAACTCATGATGGAGCTACCGTTTTAAGTGATGGACAAACTCGCACCCATAATTCAAGTGGTGACAATACTGCTACTTTTGATTTTGCTGGTGGTGTTCATGTGCCAACTAGTGGGATGTTCGGACAGGGCTTGTTCGTTAGCGGTGTCCCTGTCCTGACTGGTGAGAATAATCCAGCAGAAGCTGATACTTTACAGACTGTCACTGATCGTGGTGCTACCACCACTAATAGTATCACGGTAGGATCTACTCTAGATGTTGCCGATTCTATAAGACATGCTGGCGATACAGATACAAGATTAGACTTTGACACTGATTTTATAACAATTACCACTAATGGATTAAATCGTTTAGAAGCCCGAAACGCTGGCATTATTCTTAATGAGGGTGGCCTTTCTGCTGACTTTAGAGTCGAGGGTAATACTGATACTCACGCATTATTTGTAGATGGTTCTGCTGATAATGTGGGTATAGGCGTAGATACCCCTACAACGAAATTAGCAGTTGATGGGACGATCTCTGGTGTGACAGGATTATTCCAAGATGGTATAGGTATTAATACAACTGATGTAAGTTCTTCTTTAACGGTCAGTGCTACGGGAGATAGTCATGCGGGTGGTTATGGCAATAATATTAAATTAAATGGTAGCAATTTTCCTTCTATCTTATTTGACGCTAGTTCTAATAATGATTTCTTATTGGGCGTAGATGGAAATGGATTTAATATTAAAGAAGCTGGCTCAGATGCTAGGCTTGTAATAGACAACAATGGGCTTGTCGGTATAGGGACACATAACCCAAGTGCGGCGCTTTCAGTTGGTGATGGTGGTGATAAAAGAGCTTCTAATACAGACTTTGTAATTTCTGATGATACTCCACAAATAGAATTAAGAGATACTGCTAACAGTGCGCTTATTTCTTTCAATGACACCCAAGGGGTTAGAATTTTTTCAAATTATAGCACTAATGTTTCTCCTCAATTCACTATTGAAAATGGTGGCAATGTTGGAATAGGGACAGCCACTCCTGATGATGCTTTGACAATCGTGGGGACATCAGCAGATTTCTCTGTAAGAAAAGCTGATAATGGTTTAGCTGCGAGAATAGCTCAATTTAGTGCTGGGGGCGCTCAACTAAGACTTTATGATTCAGGTTCTAATGAAACGATTAGATTAGCTGGTGATGGCGGCGGTTCTTTCATTACTGGTAATGTAGGGATAGGAGTAACTAATCCAAGCAAACCACTTCAAGTAGTAGGGGGCATATCTGGTGAGGATATAATCTTAGATGGAGGCAGCAGCTCTGACATGGCGATTCAATTCGCTGGATCAAACAATGGAATATATTGCGACCCTGTATTTCAGATGAGATTTGCAGTTGATAGTGCGTCCTCTGCGATGGTGCTATCTTCTAACAACATTCAGTTTGGTGCTGGTGGTAACTCAGCACTTTCTTGGTCAACTAATAATTATTTAGAATTTAATGGTGGTGGAACTAAAGCTAGATTGAATTCTGTTGGTCTAGGTGTAGGCACAACTGATCCAACTGAAAGATTAGATGTCAGGGGAGACACACT